TTAGTTTCTGCTGGAACCTCAAAACCAGTAACTGATATGGTATCAAAACATGAAAGTTTACTTGGTGATATGGGGTATGTTTCCCCAGACCAATCATATACAATTGACACATCTGAAAAGTTGATTATTAATGGTGGCGCCAGAGGCGCACAGCGTGGATGGCTTTCACGGCATTCTACAGTTAACATGGGTGTGAATATTGATTCGTTTCTTAATAACGGTCAAGTGTTTAAGAATGAAATGGTTCGCTGGGATGGCGGACAGCCAAAAGTTAAACTGGTTCGTTTTGAAACTAAAGGAAGTGTATACTACAGTCTAGCAGACGGATTTCAACGTACTACTGCATATTGCCTGTTACGTGGATTGTATCTATACAATGCTGGAACGCCATGGGCTGATATCTTGAAACATATTCCAGTAACTGGATTATTAACAATTGCAGATGATATTGATGAAATGAATATGTTGACATATAACATCTTTAATGAGCAACGTGCCGGCCAGAGTCTAAGTAAGTTCACAGAATATAAAGCAATGCCAATGAGCGAAAGCGAAGCAGACAAAATTCGTTATGCATTGATGCAGTCTGTTATGGATAAGGCGGGCGTAGAATTTGTTAGTGAGAAAATGTCTAAAGCGATGCTTAAAAATCAGTTTGTTAATCCTGATAAGCATATCGAAAACATCGTATTAAAAGGTTATCCCGAGCCTATTATGGTAGAAGCATATAAAATTGCCAAACAAGTTTTCTTGAATACAAAGATTTCTGCTCCGTCTGTCATGACAATTTTGAATGTGTTGACGGAACTAGAAAATATGTATCGTCCAGAATCTGGAAACATTATCGAACATGAATTGTATCCACAGTTGCGAGATTTGATGTTGCGTTCACTTTCGTTGTTGTGGGGAGAAACACCAAACAATAAAGAGCCTCATAGTTACTGTAAAGATATGTGGAAACAGACATATTTTACTACTGTTTCAGCGGATGCATTTTCGAGTAAAGATGATTGGCGTATGGCATATCTAACTCTATACGCTATGGCACTCGTAGATTTGGGATTACTGAATTCGTTGACGCCATCAATAAATTATGATATCTCTCATTTTAAAACTGTTACAGATGGCAACGATATCAAAGCAGAACTTTCATTCAAGCAGTCAACATTTGGGTTTACAGAAAAAAACATTACCGAATGTGGCGAGTTTAATAGTTATGTGATGTACTTAGACTCAGTTGAAATGACAGACGAAGAAAAAGAACTTCAATCTGTTATGAAAGCACACCCGGGTCTATCACGTGAAAAGGCACGTGAAGTCGCAAAGTTACTAAAGGCAGCATAATGAAAACAAATTGGGTTAGATGATGATTGACAACAGATACTAAATCTGTTATAGTATAATTATGGAATTACAACAAGCAATATATTCACATCTTCCGCATCAGCGAAGACAATCATCAGGTGGGTGGTTGTCTTTTAACTGTCCATGTTGTGTAGACAATGGTGAAGCACGTAATGATACACGTCAACGTGGTGGCATCAGAAGTGATGATGGTAGCGTAAGTTATCATTGCTTTAACTGTGGTTTCACTGCGTCACATAAATCAGGTAGAGTTCTGAATAAAAAGATGCTAGTATTACTACGCAATCTGGGAATGCCAGAAAGTGATATCAAACGATTACAACTTGATGCTATTAGACAAAAAGAATTAGCTGATGGTCCAACATTATTCATCAGTAGGACACAAACAACACGTATACCATCATTCAAAGATTGTGAACTTCCCGAAGGCGCAAGACTATTAGAAGATATACTACGTGATGATGAACCAGATGTACGTGCTATCTCAGCCGCTAAATATCTATTAGATAGGGGCATATACGATTTTGTAGAAACTTATTGGTCTCCGCATCCTGTATTCAGACAGCGAGTTATCTTTCCTTTTTATCAAGGTGATAGAATTGTTGGATATAGTGGCAGAGACTTTACTGATAAGAATGAAGCAAAGTATATGAGCAAGACCCCTAAGGACTTCTTATATAATATAGATGCTATAAAACGAAATAGAAGATATCTTATCGTTACAGAAGGCACAATAGATGCGGCATGTTTAGATGCAGTAGCGATTATGAGTAATGAAGCAAGTGATACACAAATAGACTATATCAATCAGTTTAAAGGCGAAGTGATTGTCTGTCCTGATAGAGATAAACCAGGCGAGAAATTAATCAAGCAAGCTATCGAAAATGGATGGAGCGTATCTTTCCCAAGATGGGAAGATGATTTAACAGATGCAGGTGATGCAATACAACGATATGGGAAACTTTATACTCTCAAAAGTATAATCGACGGAAGCATAAGTAATAGTACAAAGATTAACGTAAAGATGCGTTTAAAATAGGAACAAATATAAATGGCTAAAGAACCTAAAAAGAAAAAAGTAACAAAAAAAGCTCCGGCTAAAAAGCCAGTAGAGACAACAAAGGTAATTCCAACACCAAAAGTGGCACCAGCGCCCCCACCAATGCCTCTGCCGCAACCGCCTCAACCACCAAAGAAGCCCGGTGAAATGCTATATGACTCAGGCGTTCTTTTTATGGACAAAGAATTTAACCAAGAAAACTGTATGCCATTAGTCAAGATGATTATGGAATACAATATGATGCCAGCAGAAACAAGACCAGAAGTAATTCATCTGTACATCAACTCTCCTGGCGGAGCAGTGAACAGTGCATTCCATCTGATTGACGTAATTAAGCAGAGTGACATTCCTGTATATACATATGGTATGGGCATGATTGCAAGTTGCGGCGTATTGCTAATGATGGCAGGTGAAAAAGGACATCGTTATATTACACAGAACACTAGCGTAATGTCACACCAATACTCTTGGGGTTCACGTGGTAAAGAACACGAACTAATGTCTATTGTCAAAGAGTTCGAACTGTCAACAGAACGTATGATGGATCACTACAAGAAATGCACTGGTAAGAATGAAGCATACATTCGTAAATGGCTACTTCCAGAAAGTGATTGTTGGTTAAATCCAGAGGAGACACTAAAACATGGTATCGCAGATCACATCATCACAACATATTAACCCTTGACATTCAACTACAAAAGTGATATATTAATACTATGTCAGAAGTAAAAAACTATAGCTCAGATTTACAGCAACTATTCGTGCAGTTCATGTTTACTGATCCAGAACTTTATTCAAGAGTTCGTAGTATCATTAAGCCTGAATACTTCGACCGCAGCGTCCGTCCTGTAGTGAAGCAGTTGATCGAACACAGTGATGAATATTCATCTATCCCAAGTCTTGAAATGGTCAAGGCAGAAACGGGAGTGACTGTTGAACGACTGGATAACATAGACCAGCATATCGATTGGTTTGTTGATGAATTTGAAACTTTCTGCCGACATAAGGCTATTGAGAAGGCTATTATCGATAGTGCTGATTTGTTGGAAACTGGCAAATACGGTGAAGTAGAACTTAGAATCAAGGAAGCAGTTCAAACTGGACTTGCACGTTCTTTGGGTACAGATTATTATGCTGACCCTAGAAGTGTGCTGGAAGGACTGAAAGATAATAACGGCCAAATGACTACAGGCTGGAAAGCCCTTGATGATAAGCTATATGGTGGCATTAATCGTGGGGAGATCACGATTTTTGCGGGAGGCTCTGGCGCAGGCAAATCTCTTTTCATGCAAAATATGAGTCTGAATTGGGCAGAGGCTGGTCTAAATTGTGTCTACATCACTTTGGAACTTTCAGAAGCACTCTCGTCAATGCGTATGTATGCAATGCAGACGGACAGAAGTACAAAAGGCATTTTCAAGAACTTAGATGAAGTTGAACTACAGGTAAAAGCAAAAGGCAAGAAGTCCGGACAGCTTAGAATAAAATATCTCCCCTCTGGGTCAACTGTAAATGACATTAGGTCATATCTGAAAGAGTTACAAATCCAAACAGGTAAGAAGGTCGATTGCTTGTGCATTGATTATCTCGACCTTCTTACTCCTGCGGCTGTTAAAATTTCAGCAAGTGATTTGTTCATTAAAGACAAATACGTAACAGAAGAAATTCGTAACTTTGCAATGGAGTCACAAACAGTTCTTGTTACAGCATCACAGTTGAACCGTTCAGCAGTTGAAGAAGTAGAGTTCGATCACAGTCACATCGCTGGTGGTATCTCTAAAATTCAAACAGCAGATAACGTGATTGGTATCTTTACATCTAATGCAATGCGTGAACGTGGTCAATATCAATTACAACTTCTAAAAACACGTTCATCATCTGGTGTAGGTAGTAAGGTAAGTCTATTATTCAATAGAGACAGCTTGCGTATCACAGATGATGATAATCCAGATGAAAACGGTACTGGTACTCCATCTGGAAATACTTCAAGTGTAATGGATACATTGCGCAAGAAAACTACAGTAAGTAAAGAAGACGAAGACGATACTCCAGTAATGGATAAAGGTCAAGCCGCATCTTCTCTAAGAGCAATGCTCAAAACAAAGTCTCGTTCAGCTTTTGACGAAACTTGATAAATACACTATAACGGAGATTTTATCATGACTAAGCGCAAAAGCCTGTTCGAAGAACTTAATTCTCTTTCACTAGAAAAAGAACGCCTTGTTGAACAAAAGGGTGAACACATTATTGCCGGCGCAATTAATCTAATGGAGTACATTGAACGTACTTTTGACGAAGACGTTGCGTCTGATTTGACTAAGCGTTTAGTCAACAGTATCCGTGCCAAAGACCCTCGTAAGTTTAAGAGAGGCATGACTAGTGCAAAGAAGAAGTAAGTGGATTTAGAAACACAACTACAACAATTAAAAGTTCTTGCTGGGATATACAAGCCTTATGATGTTTCACAACATCAGGAGAATATCTCTCATACTGGCACGGAAAAAGGCGAATATCAACGTAAGAATGATATTCAGCCCGGCACTCCTGAATGGTTTAAATTATGGTTTTCTCGTCCTCAGTTGACTGGAGAAAGCCCATTCGGAAAGAGACAATTATGAAGATTAGTGAGATTATTTTAAGTCAGGGTATTGAACGTAGATTTAGAGGTCCACGTAAACCTCGTCTAAAGCAAAAGTCATTCCATAAACGTATGTCTGGTTTATTTGATGGTGAGCAAGTATCAGAGAGTGGATCAGCACCGGGCGTTGGTGCAATTCATCACAGTGAGATTGCTCCTACACTACAAAGACTTGAAAAGCAACTTGGTATTCCTCTACTAAAAAATGCACTAGGTTCTGTAGGTAAAAAAGAGTTTAGTGGTGATATTGATATCGCAGTACAGTTAGACAAAGACCAACAAGACGAATTTCAAAAGAAACTAGAACAAACACAGGGTCTTGACTTTATAAGAAAGACAAGTGTGTTTATCACTAGTGCAGATATCGTAGGTTACGATCCAAAGAAACAAGCAGACGATAAAGAGCGCACAGGTAAAGTACAAATTGACTTTATGCCGGGTGATGTAAAGTTTATGAAGAACTATTATCATTCTCCTCACTCAAAAAGCATGAGTCAAGACGGTAGACATAGTGAATATAAAGGCATTCATCGTAATATTATGGTTGCCACTATGGTAGCCAACCTAGATACAAAAGCAAGCGAAGAAACTACAAGTGATGGCCGTCCGCTAGAACTAGAACGTTGGATGTTCTCTCCTACAGACGGCATGGTACGAGTAATTCGTAGACCAGTAGAGAAAAAGAACGGTGTTGGTCATACAAAAGCAAATAAAAACGAAATCATTAAAGGGCCATTCAAAAATCCTAATGATTGGGCTAAGATTTTAAAACTAGATAGTGCAGATGACTTATATAGTTTTGAAACACTGTATGATGCAATTAAGAAAAACTATCCTGCTGAATTAGCACAAAAGATTTTCAACGACTATAAGAAAAATGATGCTATTCAAAAAGCAGGTGTCCCAACTGAACTAGGCGAGTCATTCGGTAGAGCAAACTTTAACAAACAGTTAAAAAGAAAAGGCATTGATGTAGATAAGATGCATTCAAACAATGTTAAAGATGCAGAAGACGCAAAGAAAAGAAGTAAAGATGGACAAAAAGATTTAGATGATTTTAGAAAAAAACACAATCTTAAAGAATCAGATGCACGTATTCAACACGTAGAAGACTTTGCTATATGGCATGGTTCTCAGGGTATTGCAAAATCTATTAAAACGCTAAAAGATTTAGAAACGTCACCAGATAATATTACTGTTAAATGGGATGGTTCACCTGCAGTTATCTTTGGTCGTAATGAAAATGGAGAGTTTGTACTAACTGATAAATCAGGGTTCGGTGCAAAGGGCTACGATGGGAAAGTAACAAGCAAAGAAGAAATGTCATCTATGTTCTTACGTAGAGGCAAAGAAGCACCAGATGCTAATCGTAAAGCATTTGTTAAGAAGATGGTAAACATTTGGGACATCTATGAGCAAGCCACTCCAGAGAACTTTAGAGGCTATGTACATGGTGATTTGTTATACTTTACAACTCCAGGCATTGATGATGGTCACTATGAGTTTACCCCAAACATTGTTACATATCGTGTTAAACAAAAGAGTGACATTGGTAAGCAGATTGCACAAAGTCAGTCAGGTGTAGTTCTACATGCTAAGATTGAACTTGACGGTTCTAAATCTAAAGTAGATGCATCAGAACTAAACGCTGGTAGATTGCTTATCATGCCGCCTGTAACAGTCACACAAGCGCCTAAAGTAGAAGCAGACAACTTAGACAAAGTAACAGCATTTGCAAGACAAAATGCATCAAAGATTGATTCTTTGCTAGAAGATAACTTCTTAAAGTCTAATAAACTAGGGTCATTTAAGCAAGCACTATACAAATATGTTAACAACATGACAAAAGCACGTAAGCTAGATAACCTAGTAGGTGATTGGGGCCAATGGTTAGCAAATGAAAAAATGTCAGAGCAGATGCGTGAACGTATGGCAAACCATGTTAACAATAACGCAGACGGAATGAAAGCACTATTCACAGTTATCACAAATTTAATGGCTGTAAAGAATGATATTATCGGTCAGCTAGACTCAGCAGAAGCAGATGTAGAAGCATATACAGCTGGAGAACGTGGCGGCGAGGGATATGTTATCGGACAAGGTGACAGTAAATTAGTAAATCGTAGCGGCTTTAGTGCCGCAAATATGAGTAAGGAAAGATAAAATGTTTAGTAAAGAATGTAAAGCACACCTGAAAGAAGCAGAAATGGGTCCCCTACAACATGCACGATTTGCAATGGGTATTGCGTTAGAGCTTCAAATTGCGGTGATTGCAATTACTTTGCACTCATTTATTCCTAGATGCTGTAAAACATATGCAAGTGATAAGATTAAAGAACTTGCTGATAGATTTAAAGAGATGAATGATGAGTAAGAAAAAATATACAGCAAATGAGTGGGCTCAAATTGAAGGTGGTCACACATTCGAAGAAAATAATGATAGTAAGTTACAACTCGTACACGAACTTACCGAAAGTCGTTTGTTCAGAAACAAAAAGATTGCAAGTAGTGTCAATATCGATGATGCGGCAAATCTAGCATTTGTACAAATGATGATGCTAAATGTGTTTAACAAAGATTATGACTTTGCGCCACTAGCTAGTGAGTATGCTAGTCGTACAGGAGCATTCAAAAGTTTTGATTACTTTAGAACAAGTGGTACAGACTTGTACATTGCGCTTAACAGACTTATGGGTAAAGACCAAGACTATTCTAGTGACAAAGATAAAGTTGCTATGTCACGCATTGGTGTAAAAAAAGCAGATGTAATGCGTTACTTAAATCACATCGGTACAAACAAGTCTAATGCTAGTTTTGAGAAATCTATGCTAATGCGTTTAGAAAGACAATTAAATGTACAAGATGGTATGCTAAAGTCTATGCGTAGATTGGTGGGCGATTGGGATAATCTAAATCAAAATCAACGTGCGCTAGTAGTAACACGTATGGCACAGTATATGCGTTCATCAGCAATGCGCAGTGAATTGACACCTGCACTTCTAAAGTTTCAAAAGCGTGGGAACTTCATCATTGATGACAAAAAAGACAAAAAGAAAAAGATTTGGGACAAGCCAATTGTTAAAGCGGCTGCGGCAGTCGGTGCAATCTATGGTGCGGGCAAACTGGGTTCATATCTAGGTAAAACATCATATCAGACAGGTAGAAAACTTGGCGGAAAGTTCCAATCTAGGGACAAATAACTGAACAAAAAAGATAAATAATAGTATAGAGACACATAGTCTCGCAAACATTTAATGGAGAAATAAAATGGCAAAAGCACACGAATCATATGACGCAGGTCAATTCCTAACAGGTTCACTAACACACTTTACTGTAACACACACATCAGCAGTAGACATGAAAGTACTTGTTGAAACAGCTTCAACACGTGCAACAGTAGTAATCCTAGGCGCAGACGGCGGCCGCATTGCGGTTGAAAACAACGGCGCATGGACAGCAGTAACACTAGAGGCAGCTCTAGGTGCAGGTTACACAGTAGCAGATTTCGACTACTAAGTTCTAACCCCAGGTTAAAACAAAAAGACTCAGTATTAATTTACTGGGTCTTTTTTATTGCCACAAGATAAATACTACTATAATTAACATTGGAGATTAACAATGGCAAGAATTCACGGCGCCGCAAGAGCAGGCGAAAATCTATCAGGCAATATTAACTTTTACACATTATATGTTTCAGGTTTAGATATTACAACTACAGGTGACGTAGCTGACCAAACACAACAAAACTTTGATGACGTATGCAACTTAATCAATCTAGTAGCACAACCAGTCATCATGAACAACCCTATCTCAGTAACACTGGATCAAGTTGGTGCACCAACACTAACAGGTGCAGGTTTCATCTTTAAATTTGCCGTTGAACACGGCAGAATATTCGAAAGAAATGGTGACACTGTTGCTATTCTAAAAGAGATTTTTGAAGGTGTAGTAATTGATAGTGTGATATTATCATCACCGGCGAATATCGAATTTGCAATGTCAGACCTACTGTAAATAATTCTCTTTGGTACGCACCCACTCATCTGATGGTCTTGGGGTCACATGTACATAGTTACAGTATCGTACAGTATATGGACACACATTAAGCAAGAGATGTTAGACCCGATACATTTATTGTGTCGGGTTTTTTTATTCGTAGATAAATAAAGGTGACAACAATGATAAATACAAGAAACAATTAATCATTGGAGCCCTACAATGTCTGAAATAGAAGCTAAACTAGCACGTGTCGAAGCAGAAAAACTTGATGTACATGTTGCTGCTAATCATGAAAGATTTAAAAACATCGACCAGTCAATTGCACGAGTCGAAACACAGATAGAAAAGAATCATACTGATATCAAAGAAGATATTAGTGAACTAAAGAAAGTAGTAGTATGGGCAATATCAACATTATTTGGTACTATGTTAATCGCACTACTAACTTCTGTATTTAAGGTAACGTTTTAATGCTTATTGAAGAAATTATTGGAACAGAAGAAGAACTAGACGAAGCGAAACTTGTATATGCCCGTAAAGGTAAATCAGTTGTTCGTAAGTATCGTTGTTCAAGTGGTAGACTAAAGGGCAAAACAGTCGCTAACCCAACATCATGTTTCAAACCAGTAGATATTAAAAAGCGTTTTACATTAGCACGTACTAAAGCTAAAATGGGTTCTAGAATGGCTAGAAAGTCAAAGATGACAAAACGTATGAATCCAGCTTCACGTAGATTGAAGTCACTAAATAGGTAGAGAGAAAATGACATTAAGAAAAGACATAGAAAAAGCAATGCTAAGTGAAACAGCAACACCATATAATACACGTTTAGCGAACATTGCAGATATGGCAGGCGCGTCTGAGGATGATGTGCGTGAGCGCATGAAATCACTTGACTTTCCTGATTATGTCAATTTAATGCGTTCATTACGTGACCGTGACGAACAAGCAATCAAAGAATTATTAGGTCTTGTGCGAGAAGCATATTCAGCTGGCGGCACTGTATCTCCAAGTGAGATGAGAGCAAATAAAACATCAGCTCCATCAGCACAAAAAGCACAATCTATGCAACGTCTAGGTAAACAAAACTTGGGTGGTGCAACAGGACAACAAGCGGCAGATGCAGTAGACAAAGCAAGTCAAGGTAAGACATTATCACCGATACAGCGCAAAGCAATGGCGGCACAAGCATCGTCAGTTGATAAACTAGCAAGCGATCCAAGGACAGCAACACAATTTAGAAATCTTTTGAATAAGATTAATAAGTAAGGAGTTTCTATGAGACTTACAGAAGTTCTAGGTGGTCTATATGTGATGATCACAGAAGAAGAAAATGATTTAATTATGAAATTCTTCACAGAGAATGAATATGTTAATGAATCTCAGTTATCAGACCGTGAAGGATTGATAGCTGATAAGCTAACACACAAAGGTGTGTTGGTACCAACACTACGTGGTTATAGAACTGTATAATAGAAAGAGGCAAAAATGACAGCACCAACAAGAAAAGATGTAGATGCAATGAGCAACCTTATGAAAGCACTAAACGGTGACAAGAGTGGGGTTAAACAACAAGCACAACAAGAAGCACAAGCACGTGAAGATGCTGGCATCATTGATACTGCACCTGGTGTAAAAACAGCAGACATTAAAGCTATGGAAAACATCCTTAAAGGCTTTCATAATGCATCAAATAATGTTTCAAAGAAAGTAGCAACTACTATCAATGAATCAAAAAAGACAACAACTGGCGTTGATATCGGACTTTACTCAGTGGAGAAAAATGACGATGGATACTACGACATACGTGATAATCGTACACACGATACGTTATTCGAAGGCTTATATATTTACGAAACTGCATTCGTTATTTCAAAGCATCTTAATGAAGGCAAAAAAGTAAACTCAACTGAGATTACTAGAGTAATGGCTACCAATGCACTATTTGAACAAAGCTATGAAGATGCACTTTTGCATAAGAATTCATTCAAAGTAGCAAAGAAACGCAACGATTTTAATAAAATGGACATTGCAGAAGCACGTTTTTCAAGAGCAAAAGGCGATGCAAATCAAGCTAAGAAGAAAATTAAGTCTATTTACGAGTCTATTAACAAATAAGCACTTCCTTACAAATTAAATATGATCTTAAATGATAAATACATAATATAACAATTATGTATTGGGGTACATTACCATGAAAAAAACAATCTTTTATAACACAAATCCAGTTGCGATTTCTACTCGTTTAAACGAGTATATGAAGTCGAACTTTGGATATTCAGTTGAAAGCGACTTAGCTTCATTACGTGAAGCAAAAGTAGCACTAGAAGCACAGAAGCGTGAACTACGTGCAGATCATCAGGATCGTACATACGTTGAGAACATGCTTATGTTAGAAACAATTAAATCATTGCTTAAAGCACATGTAGCAGAAGGCGAACTTCCTCCAGGTCTTAAAGCATATCAAGATAAGAAAAAAGGCAAAGCTCCTAAGAAGGATAAAGCAAAGTCAGATAAAATGCCAATGGATGCCGGCAAAGACGGCAAGATGGGCACAAAAGATGATAAGCCAGCTTTCCTAAAGAAAGATGAATCAGTATCAGAGGGCTTTAAAATCCGTGACAAGTCACGTGGATATGGCGTATCAGATAAAACATATAAAACCCGTAAAGAAGCACAAGACGCTGCAGTAATGAAATCTGCATCATCAGGCGGCGATTACGAAGTCATTGAAGAAAAAGTAGCAACTGAAGGCAAATATAAATCAGATGCACAGCGTAAAGCAGTACACGCAGCAAAAGCAGAAAAAGCAAATGAAGGTGAAACACCAAAGTTTGATACAATGAAAAAGTATAGCAATACTTACGAAGCACCAAAGGAATACACAATGAAAAAAGAAAAGTTAGAAGAAGGCCTTATGGCTCAACTTAATGCTCTACTTGAAGCAGACGCTGCTGATGCAGAAATCACAATGGCGGCTCGTGGTATTGTAGACGAACTACAAGACATGATTGAAAAGCTAGGTAAAATTCAAAATGACCAACTAGGTCCACTAGCAGATGAAATGGCTTACTCACATGGTCCAGAACAATCTGCATCATTCAAGCAAGCAACTGATTCAGCAATTGCAGGTCTATTAGGCCAAGCACGTTCAACTAAAGATGCAGTTAACGATGCAGTACTAGTACTAACTGGTCAGCAACCAGCATCAGACATGGCAGCGACAGGTGCAGAACTTGGCGGCGACATTGGTGCAGATATGGAAGATGATATCTCGATGGATATGGAATTTTCAGGTGGCGATGAATCAATGTCAGGTCCAGAAGATGAACCACTAGGTCGTGCAAAGAGATAAAATAGATGAAAATTTCAACACTTTTAAATGAAGATGCAAATTCACATGCGCAATTGATTAATGATATCAATGCGTATCTAGTTCGTTTAAAAGCGAATTCAATTTTCACTATTGGTACTGATATTTTAGCTAGAGAGTTAAATGACATGGGTCACACTGTGACACCTGAATCAATTGTTGACTTAATGCGCAATAGCAAGTATACTAGTAAAGTAACAGTAGACGCTATCACACTCGTCGGAGCCCCAACTCAAGGTGAGGAAAACAGTGATAGAGAAACAGTTAAAAAACTTGCTAACAAAGCAACTGATAAGAGGATTGGATAATGCCATTAATTATTAAAGGTGATAAAGAATTAAAAATTATTTCTAAAAAAGAAATGAATGAAAAAATTCATGCAGAACGTGAAGAGCTAAATGCAGAAGAATTAGCACTTTCTAAACTACCTAAGGAAGTAGCTGAACGTAGACGCGAAATCTTAGACGCAAAACGTCATAGAGAGTTTATGGCAAAAGTAGCACGTACTGAAGAAGAAGCAATGCGTAAACTAAAAGAAGTATCTGTAGAAGTTACAAATGAACTTGTAGTTGAAACTGGTTCAGACCCAATTGTTATTAAACACGATGATGTAGTTAAAGTAAGTCCGGCTGAAGATGTGAAAGCAGAAACGCCAGACTTCGAAGCAATGACTAAAAAAGAGTTAGACGAATGGGCAGAAGAAACACTTGGACTAGCACTTGACCGCAGAAAAAAGAAAGCGGATATGATCGAAATCATAAAAAAGAGCTTGTAATTCTTTTCGAATCATAGTATACTATACGTATGCTAAAAGAAACTTATACATATACCCCCTTGTCGCGCGTGAATGTTGATGGATCCCGTCACTATCAAACGCCAGGGGGGAAACCATTACCAAGCGTAACGACAGTACTATCTGCGCTTGCTGATAAAACAGCGATGCATGAATGGCGCAAGCGTGTCGGAAATGAAGAAGCTAACCGCATTATGAACCTTGCTACTGGTATTGGTACACAAGTACACTTACACTTAGAAAAGTTTATTCTTGAAGAAGATAGACCTACAGGTACTAATCTTATTCATCAGATGGCTAAAGAACTTTCAGACATTGTAATTGATAAAGGACTCAGCAATCTAAACGAATGTTGGGGGACGGAAGTACCTCTATACTACCCAGGTCTTTATGCTGGAACAGCAGATTGCATTGGTGTATGGAACGGTAAGCCTGCAATGGTAGATTTCAAAACTACTCGCAAGCCTAAGAAGCGTGAGTGGATTGAAGATTACTTCCTACAAGGTGCAGCATACGCATCAGCCCACAATGAACTATACGGAACTGATATTCGTACTATCGTTATTATGATGATTGGTTGGGATGCTGAAGCAGACAATCTTGGTAATTATCAAGAATTTGTAGTCGAAGGTGAAGAGTTCGACAAGTATGCAATGCAATGGGCATTAAAGGTTCAAGAGTATTTTGATAAATACATGTAACGACTAGGAGTTACATTATGTCTACAGAGAACGTAAAAATTTTATTAAGACGCGGTTTCCGCGATGAAATCACATCTGCCACACTTGAAACAGGTGAAATGGGGTTTACTACAGACACCAATCAATTGTTTGTTGGCATCGATGATGCAATTAATGAGATACAGTTTGATCCATTTGCAAATGCACATGCGGTAATACAGTCATGGTTAGATAGTGTAGACAACCCAGAGCCTGGATTAATCATAGATGAAGACCTTGTAATTCGTCATGTGGTAGATGTAGAAGCATTACTTACTGCAATGAATAACACTGCTGCATTCAACGTAGCAGAATACGGTCGCCCAAGAAAACAAGTCGAAGTAATTACGGAAAATTCATTCAATCAACTATTTGCAGATCAACACCTAAGTTCGTTAGATGCAGTTACTGGTTTACGTCCAAGTCTATATAGAAAAACATTTACAGATACAAACGGTGTATTCTTAAAATACCAACGTGATGTGTGTACATCATTCTTTGTTGATTATTCCCTAAAACAATACGATGGTAATGTAACGTATATTCGTGTTGGACAACTTAAAATAGTTAACGGTTATCCATTAGGTGTTGCACAAGCAAAGCTAACAGATGACAATACTGAAATTTGGCAAGACGATAGCGACGGTATTGCAGAAGTTGATGAATTCTCAAACATCGAATTCTCTACTACTATCAACGGCGACAATCTAGAAATTAATTTCACGCAAGATACAGGCTTCACAACAGAGGTAAGTTACACAGTCAAACGTTGGTCTATGTAATATGACAGACACAGCTAATCTTTTATATGAATGGCGACAAACAAGACTAAATCTAAAAGAAGACTTTTCTGAAAAGAATTTGCAAAAAGCAATGGACTTCTGGAAGAAATTAGATTACAGTCGGCATGGCTTTGATTATGATAGACCTGCATCGTGGCCAGATGTTTGGGAATATATCACAGAAGAATTTTACACAAACAGCGGCAATGGATTGGGATGTTTTTATACTATCCATCATGCCCGTCCTGATTTGAATCCAGAAGTATGGTTAATACATGACCTATCGGAAGGCGATATGTATCTAGTATGCTATGTAGATGGTTATATTTTAAACAGAATAACTGGTAAACTAGATAAGTTTGAACTTATAAAAGATGATTTAGATATATTAACAAGACATGATGCCAATAAAATTATTAGTTTGGTAAAAGAAAGAAATTCAAATGGCTGATAAGAGTGGCAAATATTTTTGTATTTTACCACACTCTCATTTGAATTTAACTGCACGTGGGCATACAATTGCATGTTGTAATTACAATTGGCGAACGTCTCCTGTACTGGGCAAAGAGATAGACGGTTCATTGGTGCCAAAACATCAAGACTTGCCTATAACAGAAATTTTTAATGAACACGAAGAATGGAAACAACTTCGATATAACTCATTAAATAATATTCCATCTCCTGGTTGCAAAAACTGCTACATGTATGAGAAGAATAGTGCCTTCTCACATCGGATGTGGGCCAATGAACACTTTAAAGATATAAAAGTTACTAAAGATAATCACACATTGAAGTCTTTTGAACTTAAATTGGGAGCAAAGTGTAATCTTGCATGTAGAAGTTGCTCTTCTCAGAGTTCAAACAAATTACTTAAAGAAGATTCTTTATTGATGTTTGAAACTTTAGATAAAGATTGGATAAGAAAACGACAGTTAGGATCAGACTGGATACACGATGAAACGTTTTGGAACGGACTACATGATGTATCACATGATTTAGAATATATACAGTTTACGGGCGGTGAACCATTATTAATACAAGAACACTATGACTATCTAAGATGGTTAATAAAAAATAATATTAGACCGTCTATATCATATGTAACTAATGCAACTATAAGACTTACTGATGAGATTAGACAGTTATGGAATGAATTCCCATCAATTAACATATCATTCAGTATTGATGCTATTGGTGAACTTGGCGAATACATGCGAACTGGATCAGTATGGGAAGAACAGCAACGTAATATAAGAGAATATATTGATTATTTCAATGAGAGAAATGAATTACCAGGTATTAGTAACAGGTGTAGTATAGCTACTACAGTTAGTATATTAAATGTTTACAGTATGGGACTTATGATTGACTATTTAAAATCATTTAATGATCCAAATATATTAGATACATGGGCAGTAAATATGGTAACATCACCTAAATGGCTTTCAGTTGCTAATATTCCGACGGATATTAAGCCGATAATTAAGCACAGACTTAATAAAGTAATAAATACAAGTGATATAAGTGAAAGGGCATATAGTAATCTAAATCTTATTATTAACTCTATGGACACTGTACTCAATGATAAAGAAGTAATACATGAAAATGGTAAGTTCGTTGATAGACTTAAACTACAAGAACGAAATTATTTTCTTGCAAACAAGAAGATGATGAATTATAAAAAAATAGAACCGGAATGGTGGAAATTATTAACAGAGGGCAAAAATGCTAATTGAAAAGAAATATAACACAAACGATATCGTAACACTTTCATTAATGAGTGGACAAGAAGTATTAGGCAAACTAGTAAAAGAAGATGATGCGTACATTACACTTGCCCGCCCACTTACTATTGCAATTGGACCTCAAGGCGCCGCATTTCAGAACTTTACTATTACCGGAGATAGTGAAGGCGAAGTCAATATCAAAGCAACTAAAGTTGTTGCAGTGTTAAAAACGAATAAAGAAACATCAGACGCATATAGAGCAGCAACATCTGGTCTTGTCGTCCCAGAAAAATCAGGATTAATTACATAATGCCAAGCGCCGCTAGAACAACAGATAGTACAACTAATCACCCACCATGTGGACCGGGCAAATGTTCCAGCGGCTCAAGCAATGTAATCATTAATGGATTACAAGCATTCAGAGTTGGAGATAGTGATACCCCACATGGCATTCCGCGAGGTTCTCCGCCATCTTGTGTGCCACATGTTACGCCACTACGACAAGGTTCGCCTAACGTATTAGTCAATGGTAAACCTCTTGGTAGAGTGGGCGATGCGTTTTCTTGTGGCATCAGAGTAGCATCTGGTAGTAGTAATGTGATAGTGAACGGATAAGAGTATGTCAAGTGAAGCAGAATTCGAAAGATTATACCAAGAATGGATTAGAAATGGCGGCGGCGCTGTAACATTAGCAGAAACTAATACTCCTGCTGAATATTATGATGGTGTAAGTTCTACAGATTTGACGCCTGAACAACTTGCAGAATTACAAGCACGTCAATCACATTATAATAGAACGCAAGCATTACAAGTTTTTAGTAGTGAAATTAGTGCAAACAACTTCACTAATCCATACGATGCACGTTCTACATCAAGTATAAATGCTTTTACAAATTTCGCAACAAGTCCAGGTGTATTAGCGATGGCAGCATTGTCAAGTGCATTTTCAAATGCAGGATTATCCTCAACTGAAACATCATTGCTACTAGCAGGATTGTCATCTGCATTGGGTGTCGATTTCAGTAATATGCTACTCGTCGCCGGGTTATCAGGTGCAGCAATACCTATGTATAGTAGTTTACAAAATCATACAAATTCTCAGATTACTAACTTGCCACAGACATTAGAACAAGCGAGTTCACTAGCTGATATGAACCAGCAGTTCGGCGAACAGGCGGATAGTTGTAGTTTGTTTAATGAACTGATGGGAATTATGTCAGGCGCATTTGACGGTATAATGGACTTCATGGATGCTGGTCTAGATAAAGTGAAAGAGTTATTAGGTCCGGTAATTGGTGCAATAAATGATATTACAGCAGGTATCATCGGCGCAATTACGGGTGGTATTTCCTCAATCGTTGACGCAATATCAGATATGATACCACAGAGTATCAAAGATGTATTCAATCAGATTGGTAATATTGCAAAGTCTATGATGAATGGCATCGCCGCATTGGCAAATCAGATAACAAGTGAAATAGCAAACCTGACAAGTATGGCAGCCAGTATCGCTGCAAAGTTAGCGGCTCTTGCACTAGCAGCTGCAACATTAGATCCATGCAAACTAGCAGTGCTGTTAAACACCGGATCTCCTGAACTTAAATCAGCCGCACAGAACATGATTTCTCCAGTAACTAACGTAGTTTCTAATATTGCAACTGAACTAGATCCTAGAGCAAATGCAGATGAAGTAAATACCGTAGTAGAAGAAGCTAAAAATGCAGCGGCAATCGCGGCAGGTGTCCCACAGTCTCCTATGACCGCGGCTGCTAAATTATATTCGCCATTTGACTCATACTTGCACGATATTGAGCCAGATTTTTCTAGTATATTCAACACTGATGAAAAGTTTACATCTACTGAAACGCAGAGTGGGAACAGCATCGTAACTAAATTACCAGAAACCGGATCTTCGCCTAGTAGTAGGCTTGATAGTAAGGGAGCTACACCTAAAAGTGATAATGAAATACCAACTCCAACATCAACACGTGAGTTTGAATCTGAGGTATTTGCAACATGGAAAAAGAATTACTTAACAGACTTCTTGAAGCTACGTTCAGATACCGCTATGATCAGAAGTGAAATTGATAGAGTATTAGATACTGCACATTTTCCAAATACAGCACTAAAAGATGAGTCGAAAAATCTAGTAGATAATGCAAGAAAAATTATTCGAAGAACAAAAGCGCATATGAACGCTGTCAAGGTTTCATTGTCATATAAGAGCAATACTGGTAGTCGAGATCCTGACAAAGAACTAACAGCAAGAGACATCTATGTTGATAGATATCTCAATGGATCACACACTCGTAGAGAAAAGTTTAAACGAGAGTTGGATACGATACAAAGAAGTTGGAACTCAATTCGTTCTCAAGTAATTTATAACGGACCAAGATAAATACATATAATAAATTCTTGGAGTGAATATAAATGCATGTAAATGAAATCATCAAACCAGTAGAAGAGGGGGTCAATGACCCTCATATCTTCAAAGCAGTATTTTTAGCTGGTGGTCCAGGTAGTGGCAAATCATTCGTAGCTAATAAGATGCTACGTGGCACCGGACTACGTACAGTAAATTCAGATGATGTCTATGAATACATGATGGGGAAAGCAGGCAAAGAATTAACACCTGACAATATCTATTCAGATGAAGGTCAAGAAATTCGCAATCGTGCGAAGCAGATTACAAAAAATAAAGAAGCATCTCATATTGAAGGCCGTCTAGGACTTATTATCGATGGTACCGGAAAAGACGTAGCGAAGGTACAAAAAGCGAGTGAACAATTAAAATCATTAGGTTATGAAACTATGATGTTATTTGTTAATACAAGTGAAGATGTAGCACAGGATCGTAATTCAGCAAGAGCTAGAAGTCTTCCTAAAGAGCAAGTAACTAAGATGTGGCAAATAGTTCAGCAAAATCTTATGAAGTTTCAACAGCTTTTTGGTGCAGGAAACTTTCACATTGTAGATAATAGTGGTGGTCTTGAAGATCCAGACCGCAAAGCAAACTTCTTAGAAGTTGATAGAGCTATTGACAAATTCTTAATGTCTACACCAAGCGACCGTAGAGCTAAAAAGTGGATAGCAGATCAGAAATCTTCAAAATAAATCCTTGACTTAGGTGCCTAATTATAGTATTATAAATCTAAGTAACAAGAAGTGGATACACAGTTGAGTGACATAATTGAAAGTCTTCGGAAGCACCGTAAAGACATTGATTTAGAATTTATCAAAAAAACACATGTACATTATTGTACTCCATGCTACGGCGGACAGGTAACAGAGCCATTCTTTCGTTCATGGTCTAAAGCACATATGCTTTATACGAAGCATGAAATTCCCTATTCAGTAACAACATCAGCAAACGAGTCTCTTATCTCACGTGCGAGGTGTCATATGGTTGCTTACATGATGGCAAATCCGCAAGCAACACATCTAATGTTTATCGATGCTGATATTAACTTTGATCCTATTGATATTCTTCATATGTTACAACATGACAAAGATATTATTGTTGGTGCATACCCAAAGAAAGATTTGAATTGGGACAAAATGACTAAAGCCGCATCTGATAATGATTCTGTAACAATGCATGATCTACAACGACTCGCATCTAACTATGCTCTAAATTTTGAATGGAACTTTGATAAGTCTGAACAAGGAACAATTCGCACAGAAGATGGACTTGTAAAACTAAAAGATGCTGCAACAGGATTTATGCTAATTAAACGCGAAGTCATTATGAAAATGATTGCGGCATATCCTGAGTTATACTTCAACAATGATTTATTGTTAGATGAAGAATTTGCTAAGTGGACGTATCTATTCTTTGATTGTATGCACGAAGAGGAGACTAAGCGTTATCTATCAGAAGACTATGCTTTCTGTAGACGTTGGCAAGCTATTGGTGGTGAAGTATGGTTAGATCCATGTATCAATCTAGATCACATAGGACACTTCACGTTCAGTGGTAGTGTTGGTAATATCTTCACCACAACTTAAATGATAAGTATAGTTACATATGAATATAATAACAGAGGACAGTAATTAATATGGGCGTATTAAAAAAATTCAGTAAAGTATATGCTAGTAAGCAACAAGATGAAATGTCGTTAGAAGACTATTTGAAGTTGTGCAAAAAAGATAAATTAGCATACGCAACTGCTCCAGAACGAATGCTTAATGCAATCGGTGAGCCAGAAACAGTAGATACAAGCACAGACCAACGTCTAAGTCGTATCTTCTTAAATAGAACAATCAAAGTCTACCCAGCGTTTAAAGATTTCTTTGGAATGGAAGAAGCAGTAGAACGTCTAGTAGCATACTTTCGTCATTCGGCACAAGGACTAGAAGAACGTAAGCAAGTTCTTTATCTTCTTGGTCCAGTTGGTGGTGGTAAGTCTTCTCTTGCAGAACGACTAAAAGAATTAATGGAACAGCATCCTATGTATGTTCTAAAAGCTGGCGATGAAATCTCTCCAGTATATGAAACGCCTCTAGGACTTTTCGATCCAAAAGATTTTGGTGATGATATGGAAACTGAATACGGCATTCCAAAGCGTTACTTATCTGGTCTTCTTTCGCCTTGGGCAGTCAAACGCCTGGAAGAATATGACGGTGATATCTCTAAGTTCTCAGTAGTAAAGATGTATCCATCGAAACTGAAACAAATCGGTATTATGAAAACAGAACCGGGCGATGATAACAATCAAGATATTTCATCACTGGTTGGTAAAACAGATATTCGTAAGCTAGAGTATTTCTCACAGAATGATCCAGATTCATATGCGTTCTCAGGCGGTCTATGTCGTGGTAACCAGGGCATGATGGAATTTGTTGAGATGTTTAAAGCACCAATCAAAGTTCTACACCCACTATTAACAGCGACACAAGAAGGTAACTATATGGGTACTGAGGGTATCTCAGCAATCCCATTTAACGGCGTAGTAGTTGCACACTCTAACGAAAGCGAATGGGAAGCATTCAGAAACAACAAGAACAACGAAGCGTTCTTGGATCGTGTATACATCGTTAAAGTCCCTTACTGTCTACGTGTTACAGAAGAAACATCTATCTATGACAAGATGCTTAAATCATCTGGCCTTGATGACAGTCGTTGCGCGCCACATACACTAGATATGCTTGCACAGTTCTCTATTTTGTCACGTCTAAAGACACATACAAATAGTAATCTTCCTGCAAAGATGCGTGTATACAACGGTGAGAACCTACATGATGTTGATCCTAAAGCAAAGACGATGCAAGAGTATCGTGACGTAGCAGGAGTAGACGAAGGTATGGCAGGTATGTCAACACGTTTCGCATTTAAGATTTTGTCTCAGACATTCAATCATGATGCAAATGAAGTTGCGGCAGATCCTGTACATCTTATGCACGTACTAGAGAATGCTATCAAGCGTGAACAGTTTCCAGAAGAAACAGAAGAACGTTTGATTGGCTATATCAAAGATTATCTCGCTCCTAAGTACGCAGAAGATGTAGGTAATGAAATTCAGAAAGCATACTTAGAAAGCTATAATGAATACGGACAGAACTTGTTTGATCGTTATATCGATTATGCAGATCATTGGATTCAGAACATCGATTACAAGGACCCAGATACTGGCAACTTATTTGACCGTTCTATTCTTAATGAAGAATTAGAAAAGATTGAAAAGCCAGCTGGTATTGCTAATCCAAAAGACTTTAGAAATGAAGTAGTGAATTGGGTTCTACGTGCGAGAACAAAGTATGAAGGTAGTAACCCTCCTTGGACAGCATATGAAAAGATGAAAGAAGTTATCGAAAACAAAATGTTTGCAGGAACAGAAGAACTACTTCCAGTAATTTCATTCGGTAGCAAGAAATCAAAAGATGACCAAGGCAAGCATGATGATTTCGTTTCACGTATGACTGAAAAGGGTTATACAGAACGTCAAGTTAAACGACTAGTAGAATGGTATATGCGAGTCCAGAAGTCTAACTAAAGGACATATAATGCCAAACAATACTATTATTGACAGACGCAAAAATCCAGGTGGTAAGAGTTCGGGAAACAGACAAAAGTTTCTCAAACGCACCAAAGATGAAATACGTAAAAGTATTCACGAAAAATTAGGTGGTCGCTCTATCAAAGGATCTGGCGATGACCAAGACGTTACTATCAATCGTAAAGGTATCAGTGAGCCATCATTTGGTCACAAGTCAGACAGTGGCTCACGTGATATCGTACTTCCAGGCAATGAAGACTTTGTAGAGGGTGATTTACTACAGAAGCCGCAGGGTGGCGAAGGCGGAGGTGGATCTCAGGGTTCACCAGACGGTGAGGGCGAAGATGATTTTCAATTTGCATTATCTAATGATGAATTTGTAAACATCTTATTCGAAGACTTAGAACTTCCTCATATGATTTCTAAAGAAAACAAAGTTGTAGAGAAAGTAGAAATGCATCGTAGTGGCTTCACTAATGATGGCAATCCTGCACAACTTAATCTAGAGAAGTCAATGATTAACTCTATGGGTCGTAGGATCGCTCTACAGAAGCCTAAGATGCGTAAGATACGTGAACTAGAAGCACTACTAGAAACAGAAGAAGATGAAGATAAGCGTTTAGAACTTGAAGAAGAAATTAGTAGTCTTCGCATTCGTGCTAGAGCGGTAGCGTTCATTGATCCAGTAGACTTACGTTATAATAACTTCACAACATCACCGAAGCCAAGTTCACAAGCTGTTGTATTCTTTATTATGGATGTTTCAGCATCAATGACAGAGAGCCATAAAGATTTAGCAAAGCGTTTCTTTATGATGCTTAACTTGTTTATCTCTCGTAAGTACAAACGTGTCGATGCAGTATTCATTCGTCACCATACACAAGCTAAAGAATGTGATGAAGAAGAATTCTTTACAGGACGTGAGAGTGGTGGTACAGTTGTATCTAGTGCATTTGAACTTGCTAAAGATATTATGAGTGAACGTTATTCTCCGAGTGAGTGGAATGTATATTTTGCACAAGCAAGTGACGGTGATAACTGGAGCGATGACAATGGTAAATTACTTGAAATTCTACAGAATGATATTCTACCAGTATCTCAGTTCTTCTCTTATATTGAAGTTGGAGAACCAAGAGGAATGGGAATGCTTGGCGGCTTTGCACATCAGTTAATGGAAGTGTATGATAATATTGTCGGTAGTAATCAAAACATGGTAGCAGAACGAGTACAGAAACCATCAGATGTATATCCGATATTCAGAAAGATTTTCGCTAAAGATAGGAAAGAAACATGAGCAAGTTACTTTACACAGGATCACATTGGGACTTTAATAAGTTATACTCAGTGATGGATGCTTGTGAGGAGATTGCAGTCGAAGACATGGGACTAGATTGTTTCCCTAATCAGATTGAAATCATTACAGTAGAACAAATGCTTGATGCTTACAGTTCAGTTGGGATGCCATTGATGTATGACCATTGGAGTTACGGTAAGAGTTTCATTTCTAATATGCAACAATATCAAGCAGGTCGTATGGGACTTGCATATGAACTTGTTATCAATAGTGATCCGTGTATTAACTATTTGATGGAAGAAAACTCTATGACTACACAAGCACTTGTGATTGCGCATGCCGCATTTGGTCATAATCACTTCTTTAAGAACAATTATCTATTTAAACAGTGGACATCACCTGATGCAATTGTTGATTATTTGTTATTTGCTAAGAAGTATATTAGAGAATGCGAAGAACGTTATGGTGCAGATATCGTAGAAGAAACACTTGATGCATGTCATGCTATTCAGTATCAGTCTATCAACAAGTACAAGCGTCCACCAAAATTAAATGCAAGACGTGAGTATGAAAAACAAAAAGCACGTAGTGAGTACTTACAGTCACAAGTTAATGAATTGTGGAATACAGTACCAAAGAAAGCAAAAGAAGAAAAATCTACGCAAAATACTTGGCCGCCAGAACCAGAAGAAAACTTGCTATACTTCTTAGAAAAGCATTCTCCTGTTCTTGCACCATGGCAACGTGAGCTATGTCGTATTGTTAGACGTATTGCACAATACTTCTATCCACAATATCAGACAAAAGTTATGAACGAGGGCTTTGCATCATTCACACACCATTACATCTTTAATGAATTATATGACCAAGGAAAAGTTGATGATGGCGCAATGATGGAGTTCTTTGCTTTACACAGTGCAGTTCTATATCAACCGAACTTTAACTCACAGCACTACAGCGGATTTAACCCGTATGCACTTGGCTTTGCTATTCTCAAAGATATTCAACGTGTATGTGAAACTCCAGACAAAGAAGACGAAGCATGGTTCCCACATATCGTAGGTACTAACTGGCGTGATACGATTAAAGACATCGTTGCAAACTATCGTGATGAAAGTGCTATCTTACAGTTCTTGGGACCTAAAGTTATTCGTGATTGGAAATTGTTTGTTCTGCATGATGAAGAATATTATGATGATTATCATGTGAGTTCTATTCATAATGAACGAGGATACAAGAATGTACGCAAAGCATTGTCACAGCAATATGTAACAGCAGCAATGATACCAGACATTCAAGTAACAGAAGCGGATGTTGCAGAGACACGTGAACTTACACTTACGCATAACTCTTTTAATGGTAAGCGATTAAATCGTGGTGATGCAGAACAAGTATTAACTCATGTACAAAAATTGTGGGGTTATGATGTAAAACTACACAGTGAGTATAATGATAAAACACTTGATGTGTATGAATGTAAACGTAAACGTAAATAATGGAAAAGACCCGAAAGGGTCTTTTTTCTTTTTATTGATGTGTTTATTTTATTAATGTGTTGGATACATGTTATGTTTAAACTCTGAAATTTCATCAGCTTGTTTATACATACCTTTGTTTCTCAATTCTCTAATTGCCATGCAATAACTTCTGTATTCCATTGCTTTCATAAATCTCTTAAACATTATTTGTTCTCCAACATTAAACGTTTTGCTTCTTCGTGGAAGCCTTCTCTCCAAAGTGCTTCAGCCGCTCTTGCACGACCTGCTGATTCACCAAATGCCCATACGCCCATTGCAAATGCAAGTAAGCCTCTACTTACTATCTTACCTAAGTTAGATGTTTTATTCATTACTAGTGTAGCCATTATACAAAACCTTTCAAGTTGTCGTTTGTTTCAATATTTGTCATTTCTGAAATATCAGACAATGTTACTTGATCTGGTTTCTTGTATGAAGTATGTGCGATATGCCAAATATCGCCACGTGCGATACCAATATCATTTAGTTCATAATCAGTTAGTTCATTAAGTTGTTTGATAGTAGTACGAACAGCCGCTCTATACTCTCTATTTTTATTAAAGTTAATTAGTGATGTGATAATACTATTAAGCATTAGTTTATTCCTCGTGTGTGTCTAGTAGGCGCTTGCCCATCGTTTTCAATCATATAGTTGTAAGCAAACTGCCAGTCGTTTGCATATTCAATTTTCGCCCAAGTCAGTAAATCTTTTCTGTAACTTGCAGACATCTTGCGTCCGCCAAAAAGATTTGCTAAGGCACCAAATACGTTTAGTGTCATTTTATTTCTCCATGTTAGGATGCTTGAGGAAAGCAATACCCTGTGTCTTTTCACAGCGTCATTCGTTTGATAAAGCAGTCTGCGCCTGCTCTGGTCTTTCCCAGTGCCGAATAGTGAAACGATAATGTGTTTCTCTACTATTATTTAGTATAATATAGCACTAAAAAACACCAAAAACAACTGCATTCTGCGAAGACTCGGTATGCGTCTGATGCAACTGTGACACAATGTCAAGAAAAATAATACTTGCAATCATAATATTTTTATGTTATACTAAGTATAAATTGAATGGAGAATAACTATGGCTAAAGTTATGTGCGCTAAGTACAACAAAGAATTAACAGCATTAGAGAAAGCACCGTTTCCTGGTGCTGATGGACAACACATATTTGAGAACGTAAGTTCAGCAGCATGGGACGAATGGCTTAACATTCAGACTATGATCATTAATGAAAACAGGCTAAACTTAATGGATGACTGGGCTCGAAAATTCTTAGCAGAACAACGTAACAAGTTCTTGTTTGAAGGAGAAGAAATTGAAATGCCAGATGACTTTATTGATCCTGCAATCCCAAAGTTAACATGAAGCTACTATTAAAAGGTTACATACCTGGCAATACTATTAACGGTAATGGGTCAGTTAGGGGTGCATGGGTATTTGAACAAGCCGATGTTGCAGCATTGACATTTATTAATGAGTTATTTTTGAGCGATATGCCTGATACTCTTGCTGTAACTAATAGTGCGGATTTAAAATTCATATCACCTGCATTTCCACATAACTACTTTGAAGCATGGGGTGAGTTAGAAAGCATATCATCCGGAAGCATAAGTATACTTGTAACTATAAAACATAGAGATGCAAAAAGTAAAGAATACACTAACTGTTTAACAGGAACGGTTAGATTCACTCTCATAAACAAAGATAGAAAAGTGGTCAGAGTGCCAAAAGAGGTAATTAATGCAGTTAAAGGGTAAAGTCTTAGTCACAGGCGGAGCTGGATTTGTGGGGCGTGAAGTTGTCAAGCAATTACAACGTAAAGGTTATGCAATAACCGTTCTAGATAAAGCAGAGAAACCAGAAGACTTTAAGAATATCAAGTATATCAAAGGCGACATACAGAATGCAGCAAAGTGTGTAATGGCATCTGCTGGGCAAGACTTTATAGTTCATTTAGCAGCAAGGCCTCGTATTCCAGATAGCTTTGTTAATCCCGATGACTATTATGATGATAATGTTACAGGCACACGAAACATTTTAACAGCTGCACATGCTGTTGGTATTCGTAAGTTTGTATATGCAAGTAGTAGTTCAATTTACGGAAATAATCCAGCGCCACATAAACCTTATCATAAACCAGATCCACTTAACTACTATGCTATGACTAAGCTGTTTGGTGAGCATCTATGTAGACAGTATAAGAATATGTTTGATGTTAACTATACAGTAGTTCGTTTCTTTACAGTTTATGGACCAGAACAACCTGGGTGTGATGATAAAGGATTAATGATTGCTAAGTTTGGCAGACTTGCACGTGAAGGACAGCCTGTAACAGTACACGGCGACGGTGAACTAAAGCGTGATTATATTCACGTTAGTGATGTTGCACGTGGTGTTATTGCAAGTATGGAAAGTAAAGTAAAAAGTGAAATATTCAACTTGGGTACTGGAACTAATATCTCAGTAAACAACGTAGTAGATATCCTGCGTGAAACAGTTCCAGATTTAATTGTAGAACATGTAGAGAAGCCAAAAGGATATGCAAACGAAACACTTGCAGACATATCAAAAGCAAAAAAGCTACTGGGATGGGAACCTAAAATTGTACAAGCCGACGGAATAAGAGATTATTATAGGAATATAACAGATGTTTGATACTCCGAAAAGAGATTTGATATTCTTGCCCGGCGCAGGTGGTCATTTTATATTTGGGCAGGTTGCTAAATTACTTGGTGACAACGAGCTAATAGGTCAAAGCCCTGATATTAATGAATACACATATAGACAGAGCGCGATATTATCTAGGTTAACATTAAACTCAAAGAAAGAGATTATTCGAGGCCTATTGGAGGATGACAATCAACATGCGTTGGGTGAAG